TGATGCCTTTTGTTTTCCAAGTACTGAAGACGATTGTCCTGCTGCCGAATATGGTATTATTACATATGTTTTATTTTTATTACCAGATTGATTATAATGACAATATCCCCCATAACCCAATTGATTTAAACATTCCTTAGGAAATATATATTTATAAAGGATTATACGTGCCGCGGATGGTTGATCATTAGATAATACACATCTTAAAGCATCACCATTGTTCCATGGCATAATATTCGGATTGTTTATTTTGTTTGTTGGATTTTTAATATACCCGCCATATTTTAATATTCCATTAAATTCTTGTATCATATCACCTAAACTTTTTAATAAAATTATTGATAGAAATGTAAATTTTTTGTTATTATCTGCAGGAGTATGTTTATCATTTGTTAAAATTTCTTTTATTTTAATAGATGTAAAGTTATTAATTAATTCTTCTACAAATCTATCATATGTTTGTACAACAGATAATCCTCTTAGATCACCTGTCAATTTTTGTTCATTTACATTTGTTAAATATATATAATCATCACCTATTTCACTAGTTGTTTTAGATTTACCAAATTTTGAGTTATTACCAATAAATAATTTATATCCAGTTTTTACTTGATCTCCATTTTTTGTTTGAAAAGCATTATAATATATTTTTCCATTATTGTTAAATTCAGATTCTATTTTAATATCAGAATTACCGAATTCATTATAATCAGAACTAACAGCATAACCACACCCGCCTAGATATGGCGGTGCTGGATCGATAATACTACTTAATGGACAAAAAATTCGATCTTGACCATTGGCAGATGATCTATCATCTGATCCAAAAGGTATTGCCGCATTATTTATTATATATGCCTTATTATTTGTATATGCTTTATTATTTTGTTCAGGAAATATCTCTTGATCAATAATTTTTGTAGTATCCACTAATTTATATAAGTTATTTACATTTTGTGTTACAACCTTTTGAAATAATTTTTGATCAAGGTTTGCAGTAGACTTTGTTAGTATCTTTAAATTTATGTTTTGATATAATCCCGTATTACAATAGTCTGTAATAATTTTTTTTGCAAAATTATCAATTGCTTTGTGTTTTGGTAATGGGTTTATTAATGTTAATTTATCTACATGTTTATATAAAGTATTAACTAAAGAAGCTAAAATGGTATTTGTTATTAATAAAAATCTTTTTCGCGGATCGTTACCCACTTGTCCGCCTTTTTCTTGAAATAATGTAACCAAATCAGCAGTTGGAGTATTATTCAAAATTACAGTTACCACTTTTTTTACGGTGGGTTTGAGTCGATTTAAATCTGTCTGGATACCTTGAAACCCAGGATCTAAGTGTAACCAACTAGGTCGATTATGCTCTCGAATAGGAACACGTGTCACATTAACCTCATTATCACTATCATAACCATCTATATTTGCATCTTCATCTGGATCTACATCTACATCATCTACCTCATAATTACAAGTGTCATCAATTAGACATTTGCTAGCAGAAGAACAACTACCAGTTGGGGCACCTCCCTCCATCTCCATATCCGAAACATTTCCACTATCTGAACGTTTTAGTGACCGACTTCTTTTGTCATCACTCTTAAGCTCACTCTCTCGCTCATATTTTCTCAATTCCTTATGTTTCTCAGATACTTTTTTTATTCGATTATCTCTCTCCTGTATATTTTTTGTAATTATTATATCAAATAATATATTAAAATGAGATTCAAATTCTTCTATATAAGATTTGTATTGGGCTTTATCATATAATATATTCAATGCAAATTTTATTATATTATGTATATCTGAGTTGGGTGAGCCAGTCATACTTGCAAGTATTTCTCTAATTTTAGTATCATCTAATTTACTATAATAAATAACGATTGTATAATATATTGCTTTAAGAATTAAACTATTTGGAACTGCGACTGTTTCATTATATCTACTTCTTATTATATAAGATATAAAATTTATTAATAATTTTTGTGATATTACAAGTTTTGAATTTTTAGGATCAATATTCGGAAATTTAATAGTATCAATATCCAATTCTGATACTGATTGTATTGAAATATTTATTGAATCTGCTATAGTTGAAAATGTAGCTACATTTAATTTATCATATATATCAGCATGATATAATCCGCAACTTACTATATAATTTGTATCAAAATATTCTTTAAATTTTTTAGACTCATCATCTCTGTCTATAAAACTGGTTATTTTATCAATCTCATCATCTCCTAATCCTCCTCCTATTATTAGTCCTCTTCCTCCACCTTTCCAAACTGTACTAATTTTACATACTGGAATTATATTTGCTTCACTCCATAATCGTTGTGGACCGAAATCATGTTTTACATCATGTATTAATAATGTAGTAAATAATTTCATACTATTATTAGGTAATTTTATAGGATCACCTTGATTATATGACATATTAATTATATATATATGTATATGTATATTAAAATCTAATAACTTAAATTTGTTGTATTTAATATATTAAATAATATTATAATGGATTTTATACAAAAAACAATGGGTAATTCTAAAGAACATTTTGAAAAATCGTTTTCAAAAGCCGAAGACACAGTTTCATCCTCGATACCTTCATCAATTCCATCATTAAAAGTACCATCGCAATTAGAGAGTAAAACTACTGATTTAACATCTGATATGCCCAGTACAAAAACTATGATGGAAAGTCTAGCATATAACCCCGTAAGTGGGTTCTTTCAAGCAAATTGGCTATCTATATTGTTTTGGGGAGGAATAGTCTTGCTTATAGCGTTTTTAGGATTCAATTTATTTGAATATTTAGGAAAATTTGTAGATACTACTAAAAAGCTATTACAGCCGATTGCATCTAAAACTGCTGATTTAGTTGGAGATACTAGTAAGCAAGCCATTAATGTTACGTCAGAAGGTACAAAAGGGTTAATCGATGTTGCACAAAAAACTAGTACTGGCGGTATTGATATGCTACAAAAACAAATTGGTAAGTCTCAAGGTTATTCTTCAAACCCTGGTCCTAGCAATGATAGCGATGATGATAGCGATGATGATAATAAGGATTCGGGAAATAATTCGGGAAATAATTCAGCAAATAGTGTAGCTGCAACAACATCATCAACGACAACACCATCAACAACAACAGATAAGACAACAACGCCATCGACAACAACAGATAAGACAACCCAATCGACGCCAACAACATCATCAACGACAACAACAGATAAGACAACAACACCATCAACGACATCAACGACAACAACAACACCATCGACAACAACAGATAAGACAACACCAGACACGATATCGACTACAAAACCTGTACCTGAAGTAGTTGAAGTAAGTGATCCGAATCCATATTTAGCTGATTCAAATGTTCAATCGAATACTGTATCTGGAAAATCAGGAAAGTCTGGATATTGTTATATAGGAACAGATAATGGTACACGAACATGTGCTCCAGTTGGCAAAAATAATGAATGTATGTCAGGTGATATTTTCCCTACAAATGAAATATGCGTAAATCCCGATTTAAGATATTAGAGAAATTTTTTATATTTAGTAATTATATAAATGAAATCTTTTTTTACCAAGCGAGCAACTGCTCCACAAACTGCTCCACAAACTGCTCTATCAACTGCTCCACCAACTGCTCCACCAACTGATCGACCAATTGCTCGACCAACTGCTCGACCACCGGATCCACATTTTTTCATAAAAGATCTAATACAAAGTATCATGACTGTGACTCATGATACTTATGATATTAGGGTTGATATGATTGACAGTATAACTAAATCAATACTTATTGATATGCCGTCCGATAATAAAAAGATAATATTAAAATTATTAACATACTTTATTACAAAGTTATCTGAGACGTCCATTGATGGTGGCGGTAAAAAACAATCCCATAAGCGACGTAAAAACCATAAAAGATCTAATAAAAGATCTAATAGAAAATATAGAAGATAGGTTTACTTTCCAATTGCCCGCCTAACACACATTAAATTGTCAAAATCTTCGGCTGGTTTCGCTTGCACATAATGCATTAATTTTGCATTATTTGTAGCCAATAATATTTCTTTCATTTCTTCGTGCTGAGTAAATTTCGCATACATCGCCTTTTCCATTACCTTTGATTCGCGTTCTAAGAAATCTTTGTCTATCAGGATCGATTTATGACGGAATTCACGGGTTCCCAATTTCCCAGTTTTACTTCCTGCCGCCTTCGCAAATTCCGGCTCTTTACTCAATTCACTCCCCGAATCAACCGAGAATTGCTTATAGAAATCCGCATTTCCGTTCCTAAATTTACTCGCCTCGTAGAAATGTACGACCGATTGCCATGTTAATCCATCGACAGATATCGGACTATTGTTCCACGTATTATCTAACTTCTTTCGCCATTCTTTAATTTCGGCCAATTTAGCGAATTCTTTGATTTTTTCAGAAGGAATAGTTTCGCCGTTTCCGCGACCAGGCAATGGTTTTCCATTTGATCTATTATAAAATTGGAATACAATATCGTTATCATATAGTTCATTTTTTGTTTTAACATCTGTACAATCGAATGATTTATCATCATGTTTCAATAATTTAGCAAATTCTCTGAAATCAGGAATAATATAAAACGGTCCTGCTTGGCGTTCCATACATTTATTAACAATTAATTCTTTTATATCATATGGTATCTCCGAATAACGCAATGCACCGCGACGCTTATAAGTAATTAGACGATAATGTTCGCCAGTATAATCGGCCATAATATAATGTGTTGGATTAAATACTCCGCGTTCCTCCAATATTTTATCATTCAATTGACCACATTGTAATACATTATTTTGATCGCCGGTTGTATACTGTTGCGAGGAAAGAACAATTAATTTAATATTTAATATTCTCTCTAAAGTAGAAATTGCCCATGTTTCAGCCCAAAATTCACATGAATTTATTAGTTTCTTAAAATCCGATAATGTTTTGACATTTTTCAAATATAAATATTCTTTAAGCATTTCTTTTGTCAATTTTAACTCTCGTTGTGCCTGTTTATGGCGTTCTGCTGTACGTTTTGCTTCTAAAACTATTTTCTTTTGTTCATCTTTTATTGTCGCGGCTTTCAAATTGTCCTTTAATTTGTTATTTTTCTCAACTAATTCTTTTAATTCATTCGTTAAAATTTTATATGTATTTAAAAACATATCATATTGATTTTTATAATTAAGAAAAATCTCTTGGGTTGCTTCGTTTGCCAATCGAGCTCTTAATTCTGCAACTGATAATTTTCGACCAACCAATTCTAACCCATCTCTTATAACAGCAAATAGGCAATCTCCTGCTCCTTCGTTATCTTTTAATTTATAATTATTATTGGTCATAAATTCTTCAATCCATACAATATCTGCATCTTTTTTAAATATGCGCTTCTCTTCTACTGCCTCGTATTGAGTTTGAGTTGTTAAGGGTGATATTAGTAAAGGCGATGGCGATTTAGATTTAGTTATGAATTTTTTGCTTTCATCTATAGGGGATTGTTCCCCTTCTTGTTCTGTAGGGGATGCATCCCCTATGACCCCTTCTTCTGTCTCTTGTTCCCATTTTTGTTCTGTTGGAGATTGTTCCCCTTCTTCCATTTCTTCTTTCTTTGCATTATCCTTCGCAGATACTTTATTATAAATATATCCTGTATTTAATATTTTTTCTACAAATTTAAATATTAATGGGAATCCTATCAATTCAAAATTAATATTGGATGTGCCACCATCAAATATATAACTGTATTTCTCACTTTTAATTTCATAAACACCGATTTTGGAAATTAATTTATCAATATTAACCAAATATATGTTAAAATAAATAATATTTTTATCTATATAGGTATAATTCGCTTCACCAATAACAAAATTAATTGGTTTTTTGAATAATTCACCATAATATATATCGCTTGTCGAATTTAAATCTATACTGTCTATGTTGCGCGTTTCTTTATAATTTATGTCTCCATCTATTCTAGAAAATACCATTATATAAATAAATTATATTTTATATAATGATTAATCGCAATCCTTTATCTAAATTCTTTTGTCACAATTATTTTGTCTCAATCCTTTAATCGAAATCTTCTTCTGAATCTTCATTTGAATATTCATCCGAACTAGATTTTATATTCGGAAACAGTGGCCGTAAATGATCTAATAAATTCATATGTTTTATAACGATTTTATTACTCATGCTCTTATAATCCCGAATATTTGCATTCGACATATGTAATACAGTATTATAAATATCTCGATTGGTAAAACCCTTAATATTGATACAAAATACAATTATTAATTCAGTTAATTCTTCACAAAATGGTTTTTTTCCATCGACTAATAAATTTTCATTTAATACCGACTGATAATGTGATATATATTCATATACTAAATCAATATCTATAATATTATATACTAAACTATTAGCTGTAAATAAAATTGTCGATTTTATTTTGTCATTATTTTTGTTTACTCTATTCATTTCTTCAAAATTAATTGTTTCGCACATTTTAATATCATTATACAGATTTTTCACTTTAGCAATATACAAATCAAATGTTTTTTTGATAAAACTATAGTTACCCAAAATTTCATAATATAATTTACAATAAATATCGCTATTGAATTTCGAGATTAATATGATTTCAAAAATGCTTTCTGCTATATTATCCAATAAATCGGCGTCCAATATTTCTTTTTCAGTATTGATTAAAATATCATTAATATTTGTTTTTAATTTATCATAATTGTGTGTAGTAATTTTGTTGAGGTTTTTTTTGATATCGTCTTTATAAATTTCATATTTTTCTTCATTTACTTTTTTGAATTTTGGTTTTGGTTGAGGCTTTCGCTGTACAAAATACGGGGTTTTATTGTAAGATGGTGAATTCACTGTATTAGTTATTTCTAATAAAATTGTATAAATATCTTGATTTAATCGATATTTATTCGTTTTTTGAATTTTATCGGTATTTATTAAATCGTGAATATAATCAAGATTGTATTTCATCAATGAATATAATATAATATAACATTTATATTATATTTAATATGATTTAATATGATTTAATATGATTTTATAATTAAAATTTTAGGAATAATTATAATATATTCCTAATATATTAAAATGACAACTATTAATATTTCTGGTAATACTAATTCTTCAAATATTCTATTAGATTCTTCTAATGGTATAATTGATACCGATAATTTATCTCATGGTTATGTTGGTGTAAATATGGCACCGTGCTTATATTGTAAACATAATATAGGAGTACATTATCATTCCGTAATTCCAAATTCAGAAGCTTGGCCAAACTATGCTGATGGTAAACATATGTGTACATATTGTCATAGTCATCCTGGCGATTATCATATTCATACACCCAAATAATTTTGTTATTATAATTAATAATTTATGATTAATAAAATTTTAGCAAAAAATACGTACATCTCTCAATATATTAATATCGACATCTAATAATGTTAGAAAAATTATTAGATGTATTATTTAATGGCTCAATTGTAGAACCCAAAAATATAACCGAATATACAGAGATTTTTAAATTACCGATTGAGTATTTGGATGATGGATCGCGGCATTTATTAAGTGAAAATATAATAACGGATTTAGAATTATTAAATTGTGAAGATAAACAATCATTATATAGTAATATATTTACACCAACATCATTATTTGGAATAACAAATTTGAATTTATGGTGTAAATATTATACTACTGATCGCATTTTTCTAAAAGATACTCGGGTTTTATTAGAGAAATTTAGCGATGTTAAATTCGCGAATACAGAATTAGAATCTAAAGAAATATCGTCTGAAAATCTGGCTGTCGTAAACACTGTCGACGACACCACAATATATGAATTGTGCAATGATATTATTGAAGATGACGGATTTCTCGAACGATATCATTATCTCGATTTACCATTATTCAAGGATCTAAACAAAAATGAAACAGTATTGCAATGTTTAGCATATCAGAATTTGTCTAGTCCTATTTTTGCTCTAATGATTCCCATTATATCTCTTTTGTTGCCATTTTTCATAATAAAGCTTCAAGGCCATAAAATCACTTGGGATCTCTATATGGAACATCTAAAAAAAGTATTTGGAAATCATGTTCTTGGCCAATTATTGTCGAATTTTATGGATTACCCGATAGAGAAAAAAATATATTTAGCGGGTTCTTTATTTTTTTACGGATTTCAAATATATAATAATATTAACACATGCATAACCTATTATACGAACATCAAATATATTCATGAAACATTGAATACCATTAAAATTTATTTAGAGAATACTTTAACAAAAATCGATAATTTCTTGATATATAGTCTCGAATGCACATCATATTCGAAATTTAATAAGTCAACAAGTGAATACAAAGCTATAATTGTAGACTATTTAGACAATTTATACAAAATCAAAGAATACAAATTTGATATTAAAACGGTATTGCAATTGGGTCATCTAATGAAATGTTTTTATATAATCAATAATGATAATACATTGATTGATGCTATCAAATACACTTTTGGATTCAATGGATATATAGATAATTTAAATCATCTACAAGATCAATTGAAAAGAAAGAATATGAATTTCTGCACTTTTATGGACGAGGTTGAAACGAATAAATCGAAGAAATCGAAGAAATCGAAGAAATCAATGGTTATAAAGAATAATTATTTTGCCGGATTAAACGATAAGAATCCGGTTAAAAATGATGTTAAATTAGCAAATAATATGATTATTACTGGGCCGAATGCAGCGGGAAAAACTACCGTGTTGAAATCTATATTATTTAATATTATATTGAGTCAGCAAATAGGTTGTGGATTTTATGATAAAGCAGATATAAAATTATTTAATTATATTCATTGTTATATTAATATTCCAGATACTGGTGATCGCGACAGTTTATTCCAGGCTGAATGTCGAAAATGCAAAGATATTTTGCAAATAATTATGGATAATCCCGACAAAAATCATTTGTGTGTATTTGATGAATTATATAGTGGAACTAATCCATATGAGGCAATTGCGAGTGGATATGGATATTTAGACCACGTAAGTAAATTGGACAATGTCAATTTTGTATTAACTACCCATTATGTGGATTTGTGTAAACGGCTTGAAAATAAAGTGAATAAAAATCATTATATGGATATTAAAATTAATGAAGAAATCGACGGAAAAGAAGGAACCAGTTATGATTATACATATAAATTATTGAAAGGAATTTCTGAAATTAAAGGAGGAATCAAAGTTTTAAAAGATTTAGAATATCCCGATGAAATAATTAATAATATGCAAAATTCATTAAAAAATATAAATATTTCATAGATATTCGCGAATAATCATTTTCGTTTAGTATAAGTTTTAAAAATATTACTATGATTTAATAGAATGGGTTTTTTAGACTTCATAGATACTAGTTTCTTATTAACTTTAGGCCTTATTTTACTAATCAGTGGAGGTATTATGTTATATTGTTATCGAAGATTAAATGTATTAGAAAATAGTGTTATTGAACATGGTAAAATTCTACACGATTTCATTAGTAATTATAATATGAACCAAATGATGGCGAATAGACCGGTTAGTATGGTAAATAGTGTGGGTGGATGTTGTGACGAAGTTTCTTGTACTAGAGAAATCATAATGGATGAAAAGAAAATAGAAGTTTCTGACGATGAAGGGGAGGATGACGATGACGAATCAGATTCCAGTTCAGATTCTTGTTCAGACTCTAGTTCCGATGATGATAAATTAGATATTAATTTAAATACTTTAGAAGATATAACAAATACAGATAATTTAGTAGTCGAAAAATTGGGATCGGACGAGGTTGATGTTGTCGATAATGATGATGTTGTCGATATTACAGATACAGATAAAGAGATGATTGGTGAAGTATATGACGATGATTTAGGATTAACAATAGATAATTTGAATGATCTTAAATTTGATAATCTTGAACAGAAAATAATTACCTTAACTGACAGCATGGATGATGCCACAAAAAAAAACCTGAATAAATTAAGAGTTGACGAATTGCGTGAATTAGTTGTTACCAAAAATTTAAAGAGCAATGAGCAGGCTACGAAATTAAAAAAAAACGATCTAATTAAAGTGTTGGAACAATAGACAGGACTGAAAGTATTTGAATTTAAGGAATTTATTTTTTATTTTATTTTATATTATATTATATATATTATATAAAATGAGCTGTCAATTTAAAAGCAATTTTGAATATAGAAATTATTTAACAAAACATGGCGCGAATATTATAGATGAAAATAATAGAATTGCCTTGATGAATGCCAATTATTTTCCCAATAATGCAAATGCCGTTAATACACTAAGATCTGATAATACAGTAAAGACCGTAAATATGATTAATACTGGCCAGCTATTGGATTCTCCGTTTTTATATAAAAGTTTAACTGATACTAAAAAACCATATGGATATTCGGAAAGTGATATGAAAACTGCTTTCATTAATCGCGAAACTGGACAATATAAAATGAATAGTTTCAAATTAGTGAAACCGGAACAATACATATTTAATAAGCAATAAAATTATGAATTTTTATAAAATTGAATATTTGTTCTTTTTACTTTGTTGATATTAATATTACTCCTAAAATAATAAAAATTACACCTATTATTTCTCTTATTGATATATTTATTTTTTGTTTAGTATATAATTTATATATTATATCAGCGATCATTGTTATTATAAAATATAAAGCCAATATAGAATTTAAAATTCCTACATTATATGGATTTTTCAATTTATTGTTTTTTTGAAATGCATTAAAATAAAAATATGTACCTATAATATTTACTAACGAGCATAATATAATTAAAAATATACTAAATAAATTTATATTTGGTATGGTTTTAATAAACGTTTTATCTATTATTAAATATAAAATTATATTTAATATAAAACTTAATAAAAAATATGAAGAAGTAAATAACGATTTATCTATTGATTTTGTAGAAATTCCTTTTATAAATTCTCCTATACCAAATAATATTGCAGAACTGATTATGCTTAAATATATCATTTATATTTAAGCAATTAAATTATTTATTTTTATAAAATTGAATATTTAAAAGAATCGATATTTATAGTAATAATAAAATACAATATACATTATATTTTATTATGAATCGTGAAGAACGATTGCTATTTGAGAGAGATGGATATGTAATAATTAAAAATGCGATCCCGCGCGAAGATTGCCAAGAATTAATGAAAGAATCGATTAAACCTATTCTTCGTAAAAATAATCTGTATTATACTGGGAAAAGATTGAGGAAAAAAGGTCTTCGTGGTACATGTTTTGGTGGGAGTAATGGACAACCGATAGACGGGAAGTGGCCTCCATTATTTAAAAATAAACGTGTAAATGCGATTCTTGGAGATTTGCATCCACACGGGCGATGGCAATGGATATATGGAGCCAAAAACGGATTAGGATGGATACATATTCGGTATCCGTATACGCGTTCTCATAAATGGAAAATACCTGCGAATGGATGGCATATTGATGGTGCTAAAAATGATAATACTATTTTTAGTGAACTATCATATGTTGTTTTACCATTAATAAATAGTATTACGCGGAATGGAGGAGGAACTGCGTTATATAAAGGTTCCCATCGACGAATCAATTATTGGATTCATCATTTACAGAAACGAATAACTCTTGACAAATATATTAAAAATCTTATAACAAATGAAAAATCTTCTAGACATTGTAATATTGTTGAAACGAATGGATCGCAGGGCGATATATTGATAATGCATCCACATTTAATACACGCTCCATCGAATTGTTGGCGAAATAATAAGATTAGAATAACATTTAATTTAGCTACAGGATTCAGTTAATATAATTTATGATTTATGGTAATTAATTACATTTAGATTTCGATAGATTTATATTATTTTAATGTTTATTTTTATTTATATAATATATATGAATAAACAACAATTAGATATAGTTGAATTATATTTTGATTATAAAAAATCAGTATATGAAAAAATAGATTTTGAAAATAATTATATTGAGTGTAAATATAAAGATAAATGTACTAGAAAACATAATAAATTTCACGGATATCATTTCGATCAAAGTAAAAAACATGAAAATTATGAAATGACAAAAAAATTACTAGCACAAGAATTACATGATAAACAAATTGTTATAGCAAAGAAATTTACCGATTCTTTTTTAGAATATTCATATAATTCGAGTGAAAATACCCCAGTAGGATATGACTGGAAGAATACAGATTTTAATAGATTAATGGCAGATATAGACAATGGTTTAATAGTATTAAATGAAAAAAAAACTATATTATCTGATAAACATAAAATACCTTATACTATAGATAAACCTGATTTTGCATTATTAATATCAATAGTATTAAATCATGATGATTATAAAAATAAATATGGCAAATCATTTATGAGTTTTCTTTGCTTACAACTGGATGAACATGGATTAACTGGCACATTTGATAGGAAGGGACATGTATTTTTAGAAAAAAATTATCCGAATGTATTTCAAATTTTGAAGAAATTGTTAATGGGTAAAAAATTTGGTTCACCGCTCCAATATATAAGTTTTCATCAAATATCGAATTCATCTGTAGCAATATTATTTGAAAGAGAGAAAAGAGATAATCTATATGATCGCAGCCGTAGCCGTAGCCGTAGCCGTAGCCGTAGTCGTAGCCGTAGCCGTAGCCGTAGCCGTAGCCGTCGTCCACAGGATGCAGGTGGATTAAAAACAAGAAAACATGAGAAGCATAGAAAGAAACATGAAAAAATCATGAAAAAAGCATTGACGAAGAGTAAAAAATAAATAAAAATTGATTTAATTATTGTTGAAATAATTATTGTAGGAATATCCATAGTGTTTAAAATGGTTACATCATCTACTGAAGCCACTACAGATACTACAATAAATAATGTGGTTGAGATATCGAGTGAAGATGCATCATCAGAAACATCGGAAGAAATAGCATCGGTTCTTAATAAAATTCATGCAGATATTAATACTATTATTCGTAAAATGGATATTATTAATTTTGTAATATATATTTTGGGAGTAAATACAGCTATTAATTTAATAATTATGATATTGTTGTTTATCAATACAATAACGGTTATTGTTGGGCTTAGATCAGGAATACAATAAAATATGCATAAAATATGCATAAAATAAATATAAAATTAATATAAAATTTAATATCTTAATTAAGTAAGAATGAAGATATTAAGTATTGATGTTGGGATTAAGAATTTGGCGTTCTGTTTACTTGAGAAAGATGAACAAGAATTCAAAATTTTGAAATGGGATACTATCAGTCTTATTGATCAGTCGCGGTGTAACAGTTGTGGTAAACCGGCCAAATTCTCAAAGAACGAAATACATTATTGTAGAACACATGCCAAGAAATCCGATTTTTTAATTCCAACTCAAGAAATCCGAGATTTAAAAAAGTTAAATATTGGAGGATTGAAAGATTATATTGTAAACAATGATATTTCTTGTGTTGGATATAAAAAAGCCGATTTAATGAAATCGATTGAAGAATTTAATGAACAAAAGTATTTGAATCCGGCGAAAGAAGAGAATGCTGGTCTTATAAGCTTGATCACTATAGGTATTAATATGAAGGCTCGGTTAGATGAAATTCTTAAAACTGTTTCAATAGATAAAATCCTGATCGAGAACCAGCTCAGTAATATTGCAGTTAGAATGAAGTCATTGCAAGGTATGATAACTCAATATTTTATTATGCGTGGATATGAAAATATTGAATATATATGTAGTACGAATAAACTCAAACTATTCTTACAAAAAGATAAAGAAGGAAAAGGAAAAGAAGGAAAAGGAGAAAAAGAAAAAGGAAAAGAAGAAAAAGGAAAAGAAGAAAAACAGAAAACAACCTATAGTGAGAGAAAGAAATTAGGAATTAAATATTGTCAAGAATTGTTGACAGAAAAGGGGCATGATGAATGGTTGCAAATATTTTTGAAGCATGGAAAGAAGGATGATTTGGCAGATTGCTTATTGCAGGGATTATATATCATCGCGTAAGTTCGCGCTCCATTGTTTCTTCCGCTTCTCTCTCAATCTCGCCGGGGATGTAGGTATTGGTAGTTCTGGTAGTCTTGTTGGTGGTGGTGGTGGTGGTGTTGTTGTTGTTGTTGTTGGCTGTAAAATATGAGATGAATAGTCGCGCTCCGAACCCAGCGGCAATTCGACGGACCGTTCTTGTACAACTTTTCTCGATTCCGCTTCAATAGCTTTTGTCCTATCCACCACGGCTGTCGCCGCATTCCGCGCATCGGGTAATAAATCTCGAGAACATTTTTCTAGACAAACGTTAGCGATTCCAGGATACTTCTTTATTTCATCGAAAGTACATGTACTACAGTTCCATGACAATACACCGCCCCTCATCACTCTTCTCCTAGATCTTTTCGAATTTCTCTTAACGCGATTCTTTCTTCTAAATGTTCTTCGATGTTTTCTAGAAGATTTTCTTAATTTTCTTTTTGTTGCCATTTATATTATAATTAGAAAAAAATTATAATATAAGGGTGGATGGAATTGATGATTTATTTATTGTCAGGAATGGTTGACTGATATTGGAGCACGATGAATGGTTAACCTTTTTTTTGAAGCATGGAAAGAAGGATGATTTAGCAGATTGCTTATGGAGGGGAATGTTATTCTTCGAGTAATTGTTTCATCGTGGTATAATTTAATATTTTAGCGATAAATATAGAAATTTCACGAATTTGATCGCTATCAGGATGTATGCTATAATTTGTTACTAACCAATTTACTACCTCGCTTTTAAATGTCTCGATATCATTAGAAGCCATATAAAACACAGATTGTGTTTTCTTAAAAAGAATAGTTCCGTGAAATTTTGCACTCATTAACTTCACATATAAATCATCAGCAACATTATCCCTAATATCAGGAAAAATTTCTTTTATTTGTTCTATTCCTTCATCTTTCTCTCTGTCCTTCATGCCCATTAACCGAACAGCTGCATGTTGTCCTCTCATACCTCCCATCATTACTCTTCTCCTCGATCTTTTCGAATTTCTCTTAACGCGATTCTTTCTTCTAAATGTTCTCTGATGTTTTCTGGAAGATTTTCCCGATTTTCTTAATTTTCGATGTCGATGTCTTGTTGCCATTATATATTATAATTAGAAAAAAAAATAATATAAAATTGGAAATAGAGAGATTTATTAATT